TCGACGGACAGCGGCGGGCGTGCGCCAAGTGACTCAACAGGTGGTGTACCAGGTAATGCTGACATCACAGTCACAAGCGTCAAGCTACAAGCTGAAAGCGACAAGCTTCAAGCTACAAGCAACAAGCTTCAAGCTACAAGCAACAAGCTTCAAGCTTCAAGCGTTAGGTGAAGCTGCAAGCAGCAAGCGTTGAATGTGGTCCCAATCGTCAAGCGCCAAGCATGGCGTTTCGCGATGATCGGTCAGGAGACCGTGGATCGCGGAGCTCTCATAAAGTTTTACTAGTCCAGAAGAGGCCTCCTGGACTATGATAAAGTTACGATTAGTTCTGGTTTGATGAAACAGTTTTTGGTGTGGTGAAAACACTATTTTAGGCCCCCTTGCTATCTTCATTTCAACCATGAAAAAACCACAATTATCATTGTATCCCAACAGATCAGGTGTACCAAAAGAGGACCAAGATTCTAGTCTTGTCCACTGTATTTTGGGTGTATTTTTTTTAATAATCTGCCAAAACTTTGACTCTGGTTTCATCGTACGAAGCCTTATAAACTTGTTTCAAAAATGTTGTCCAAGGATTCAAATCATAATCCTTTACGCAGCCGGATAGCAGTATAAATATTAGTATTATTCTCACAATTGACTGATACGTTAGATTACGTTATAAGTCAAACATTATGGGAGTACCAGCCAAATTAACAGAACGACAAATAAAGTTTGCAGAGTTATTAGTATATAACGAAGGCAGGCTTTCACCAGCTGAAGCAGCATTTCAAGCAGGTTACAAAACACGTCCCAGACAAGCTGCATCAGAGTTAAGAAATCCAAAAGTGTCTCCATTGGTAGTCAAGTATATAGGAGAACTGCGATCAGAAATACAAGAAAAATATGGTATTAGTTTTGAAAGGCACATATCAGAACTAGCACAGATAAGAAACCAAGCATTAGAAAACAAAGCCTGGAGTGCAGCAGTAAATGCTGAAGTTGCACGTGGTAAAGCTGGTGGACTATATGTAGATCAGAAGTTAGTTATGACAGGTAATGTAGATAACATGACCCCAGATGAAATCAAAGAAAGACTTCACAAAATCATAAATGACAATAAAGAAATTATAAATATTACGCCGGAAGATGTAAAACTAGAAGAACTAGAATTACCAAAAGAGTCAAGCCCTGATTCTGATTAATTATATTTAAAACTTTACTAAATGTTTTTCTTGGAAACTTTTTTACTAGTGCCCACTTGTTTATAACTGGTTTGTATTCCATTTGAGTCTGGTCCTTTCCTTGGTGGAAGTTGGTCCCATTTTACATTAGGCATATTCTTTGTCAACGTAGGATTAAAGATTCTATTGAACTCTTTTTTGTACGTATCATTGGTAGGTCTTGATCTACCATCATAACTAAATTTTTTATTTTTCATTTATCTTTTCCATTTTTACTATACATCCTCTTGGAAATACATTTCTATCTGAAAATAATTCATCATTCACTTCATAACTAGCAAAGGTTCTAACATTCTTCTTATCTTTGTTTAAAAGATATGCGTGTGTTATCATCTCTGATGGCATAAATCCTAATGCTGAATGTAAATCTGCGTGCCCGCTGTCACCGGTGATATCCAACCACGTGATTTTGTAGAAATAATATCTTTTCTTCTTGATGACTACAGATTTATATTTAGATTTTTTCAGACGTTTCATAGGAATCTTATACTATAAGAGAAATTTTAGGGCAAAAAAGTTTTTAAAAATAAAAAAATTGCTTCGCGCGCCGAGTACATAAGCAATAAACCTAGTAAAATCAACCCTTATTTGACTGTGCCACCCTGTGCCAACCCCCTTGGCACACCTATTAGTCAATAATACCAACGATAATAGCTCAAAAAAACACTGTGCCATCTGTGCCACCAATAAAAAGTGATCACTGAAAAAAAAAATTACCCTAGAATTTCTCTTATAGCACGGCACACTACTTGTCTTTGAACACATTTGTGCCATGTTTGATGATTTTCTTGACTCCAGTGCCTTGCAATTCAAATTGCGCATATGGATTCCATTGTTTACGAATCAGATTTAGCTCTAAAATCAGATTCGACCATTGTTTGGGACTTATGTTTGTCCCGACTATAGTCACCTTTTTCATAATCAATACAAAGTTTACCATCAAGATGGTCCATCTCGTGCTGTATGCACCTGGCCTCTAGATTGTAAAATGTCTTTGTATACTCTTCTCCTTCCTCATCTTTGTAGTTTAAAATAATTCTGATGTGTCTTCTAACATCTCCTTGTTTTCCTGGAGCAGATAAGCAACCTTCATTATCACGTAATGTTTCATCAGATTTCTCTACTATTTTTGGGTTAATATATGCTTTGTAGCTACTTTGACTACGTGAGCAATCCATAACAAACATACGAAGTTGATAACCAACTTGTATTGCAGCTAAACCAATACCATGATTTTGGTACATAGCTCTTGCCATAAATTTTATAAGTCTACTAGTCTTGTCATCTAGTGGAAAAGTCACGTCATTGCTTACTGATCGTAAAAATACGTCAGGATACTTGACCAATTCTATATGCATGGGGCTTCAACTCTCGCTTCCACCCCATTCCCAAGGGATATATTAACTCTGTCTAAATGTTTTTGATCTAAATAATTCATTTTTATCTGCTTTGATTACCAGTCTAGCCGGGTTTGCATCTCCAATTATATTGCTTTCTTGTATTTCAATACGTCTAACATCTTCTAAATGTCCTGTCATAGTTTCAATATAAACTGGACAATCAGATATCATAGTACCCTTCTGACCTTTAGTGAACTGATCCAGTATCTGTTGTAGATCTCTTAACCTCATCTAACTTCCTTCCTATTTGTTTTATTAATTCATACCACTTACGGCCCCACATCTCTCTCATCTCTCCAGATGTTTTCCAATAAGCGTTAGCTATATTATCCAGTTTTTTCTGGTCTTCTTTTATAATACTCATCAACCCTCCTTAACCATTTATGTTTATATTTTCTATACTCTGCACCTTCGATTATAAATTCTTGATAGTAATTATCTTTGCTGCACATCATAATCACAGCTTTAGTTATAGCTGTTTTATATACAAAGTCATGAGCCATACCATATGCTGCTAACTGCAGACAATAGTCTTCAATCCATTCTCTTTTCTTTGGTTTGTTAGTTTGTTTAAAATCAATTACAGCCATTTCATTTTTATGACTTGCAATTAAATCTGTTTGGCCTGCATACAGCCCAGGGTAATACAAAGTACACTCACTACCATAGAACTCTGTCACGTTGCATAGTCCTTGTTGAATAACTTGCATTGCCATGTTGTGTGCTTGCTTACCAACGTTTGTTAAATCAAGATAACCTTCTTGGAGAATATACTTTTCAAGAATCTTGTGCATCGCGGTCCCCCGTGCAGCTGCTTCATCCACGATCCGCGTCGCACTGTCCTCGCCTACCTTTAATCTCCACGCATTCAGCGACTCGGTCTTCTCGATCGGCTGTGTCGCGGATAAAATTGTGGTGACCGATGGCAGCTTTTCATTACCATTGATTTCATAATGGCGCTTACCATCTATCATCTCACGAATCGTTTTTGGGTAGATATAATTATTATTTCTTTTCATATATTTTTTAAATCCTTGATATCATTTAATTTATTTAACTTCTCTTGTTTTATCTCATAGAGCGGTGCGTAAGTTTTAAAAGAAGTTCCATCATCTCTCGTTCGAAGATCTCCCTTGTTATAAAAGTCAGCAGTGTCTAAAAAATTTTTCTTATCTAACCAACCACAAAGTTGTACGGTCTTTGTGTTACGATTTATATTTACAAATAACAAAACATCAGAAGATATTTCTTTTTGATAGCCAACAAAATTATGTACCCANTCATCTCTCATATCGTGTTTACGAAGCATAGATTTTACATCTATCTTTTTATCATTCACTAAAATATCAGTATCAATTCTACCCTCATTATAATTAGGAGGATCCATTTCTAACAATCGATGCACAGTTAAATCTCCAATTAAACCTGTATATTGTTTTTCATAATTACCATTGAATCCAGAACTACGGTTACCAAAGTTTTTATATTTTAAAACTTCAACTGCTTTTTGTCTGTCATCATTATGTATTTCTACGTTAATCATTTTTTCCTTTCTTTTTGCATCTTCCTTAAATAGTGAACACTACGTTGCCAGGCCCATGAATTAATCGCACCGGCAACACCATGTATTTTATTATATAACTTATATAATATTATATTTTTCAACTACAATTTCTCCTTCATTCTCGCATGTATCACAGTTAGCCCACATCTCTTCATAAGCTTCTTTGTAAGGGACCCGGATAAATCCATTACCCTTACAATCCTCACATATTTTCTTAACCACTTTTTCCGTTTTTATATCCATTTTTTTTACCTTCTTTTTTTGCTAGTAGTTCTATTGTTTTACTAATTGTCAAGTCAGCATCGGTTACTTTACCTTCCGATAGATATTTAAGTATCTTATAAGTGGGTACACTTACAGATACCGATTTAAATTTAGCTGGATCAGCCATGTTATTTGTCCTTTCTTGTGTTATTATTATAACTCATATATGGGATTCTATAATAATAAATCAACCCTTGCAAGTAATATTTTTTTAAGATATTATCTTGTTCTCTTCTCACACCTTTTGTTTGTGCGTTCCTTTCTTGGAATGCACAAACATACAAATTAAGTGATTATTTTACCTTCGTCTTTTGCAGGTATACAAGTAAATTTAGGATACAACTGTGTGTTGTTTATTTCATCTTTAGTAAAATTACCCTCTGCATATATAATCTCATAAGACTCTGATAGTCCTGCTCTTATACAGTCATGATGATCTGGAAATACTTTTGGATAATCTTTGTTGGTGTAGCACTCTCCGCTCATTGCAGAGCAGATGAACACCGTAAGTAGGAATTTCATCTAACGCCCTTGGC